CAGCTCCTCGTTGCTCACGATCCCCCTCCTTCGAAATAGAAGGACAGGGTGGAAACTCCCTGTCCCTTTTTGTCAAAAGTTCTTGATTGTGTTCTCAGTCAGCTTCTCCCACTGGCTGGAGATAGAAAGTACATATCTGGGTTCCCCCTTTCCGTGGGCCTGTCCAGTACAAATCCGGGCCGTGTCCTCCAGGTTCTTCCATGCGTCCATAATGTCGTTGGCCACCGCCTTTTGGCGTACTGCGATCAACTCCCGGCGGGTCTGGGTGTCCTTCGTGTCTTTCAGCAGCTTTTCGACGTGCTGAGCAATCAGCCGCCGCATGGTTGGGTTGTCCTCATATCGGTCCAGGAGCGCCCCCAGATCATCAACGGTCAGAATCCCGCTATTTAACAGCTCCAAACCGGCCCGGTCAATATCCTCCGGCCTGGCTTGGTTCACTTTGGCAAAAGCGCTCTTTAGAGCCTTGCCGATCTCCTCCATCTCCCGCTCGAAGTCCTCCCACGCAGCAGTCTCCGCTTTTTTAAAAGCGGCCTTTGCCTGATTATAATCATACTCTGCTTTCATGCCGAAGGTATCGGCAAGGCTGGGGTTCCTCTGAACGTCCTCCATATCCCTCTTTTTGGATAACATCAGGTTGTATGCCTCTGTGTATCGGGTCCTGGCCTCCTTGAAAGCGTAGTCCAGCCGGTCAGCAAACATTTTGTATCCACTCATAAAAACACTCCTTTTTTATTTTACCAGGGCACAGCTGCCATCCTCATAAAGGGCGCAGCTCTTGCCACAATGGGCCATACCGGGCCAGGGGCAGGCCGGCCCGGCCCCCATGCACCGCTCCTTGATACCACACCCCACCTCGGGGATATACAGGGCACAGGACGTATCACAGCGGGCGTCGTACATCCGGCCTTTGAGCGGACAGGTCTTGTCCAGCTTCACCGGCCCCAGGTCCGGGGGCGGGGCTTGATTCTTTGCGACCTCGTTTACATCGTGGAGGGCGCTTTGCGGTATCATCCCTTTTGTGGTTCTTATCATTGGCTCATGTTCAATCATCTTCTGCATAGTAGTCCTCCTCAGATATTTGGGTAGATCGTTTTGGCCGGGGACAGATAGAAGTCAACCAGGGCCAGTGCGGCAAGCTCCAGATCGGTCATATCCATTTCTTCAAGGGGCGGTAACTGCTCCCCGGTACAGAGGGTAATAAAATCACGCTGCTCTCCTCGAAGCTGTCTCCTTGTGATTTCCCCAGCCCTCAAACGGTCCTCCCCTGTCACAATCCTGTCAATGGCTTCATCCACTTCCAGGGTCCGGGTGGGCAGCCGGTACACCCTTCCGCAAGTCACATAGTAATATTCCACACTCTCCTCCTTCTACTGTACACCAACGCCCACTCGGGCGTCCTCTGCGTCAATAACAGGCTTGAATACCTGAGCAAACTGGGCAAGGTCACCGTCAAAATGGATATGTATATTGGGCCGGACAATAATGGGCGTTTGCCGCCCGCTGTCGTTCCCGCTTGCGCCATAGCTGGCCGGGGGCGGTGCGGAGTAACCAGCAGACGGGGCCATGTCCGCCGTGGCGATTGCTACCCGGCTCTGCGCCGCTGGCATTGCCGCCGTAAGGTCGGAGATCATACGGTCCCGGGCGGACGGCATGGCCGTCTCCAGGGCAGGGGCCGCACGGCTCATTGGGCTAGAAGCTGTGTCGCCATCGGACAGAGCCATAGGGGCCGCTGATGGTCCGTCGCTCTGAAGAGATGGACCGCCAGAGCGTCGGCCACCCCCCTGGACCGCTCCACTGTAATCCGGGACTTCCGGCATTTTCATGCTTTGCAGCTCTTTGCCCCGTCCGGTCAGAAATGCGATTGCCGCAGCCAGCGCCAGCACCGCCGCAATTACCACGCCAATGATAAGCAGCCACTGTCCCAACGTAAAAGTTACTGCCATTCCAGCAACAGAGAATGTTGTGCTAATTGCGCTTGCCGCTCCCAGCGCCCCGGTGATTGCCGCTATGATACCTGCAATCGGGCTGATAACAGCAAGAAATGCCGCAACTCCTAAAACAGCCGCCTGCGCTCCATCGGGAATCCCATTAAACCAGTCCATAAATGCGGTTGCCATTTCGGTCAATGTAGTTAAAAATGGCTGGATAGTTTCCGCAAGCTCAGACATGCTCTCCTGAAAACGAAGGTTTGCCTCCCGACTCTCCATGATAGCCTCGTTGTTTTCACGGAAAACGTCGCCTGTCTCCCCGTAGATTATCCCCAGGTTGTTCATGATAAGCTCAGCCCGTTTCCCTTCGTCACTCAGAAGGGAAAGACTGTCATTGAATGCGTCCTCACTCTCGCCGGCCCAATTCAAGGCGTCGGCCAAAACGCCGGTGACCTTTCCGGTCTTGGCGGTCTCGTTGGCCGCCTCAATCAGTCCCTCAATGGGCAGGGCGTCGCCAAAAGTACCATATACCCCGGCGGCAATCTGTGTCCACTTGGCTACGTCCTCCTCATTCCGCGCCAGAGAGGCAAGGAGCTGTGAAGCTTCCGCCGCTGTGTCAATATCGCCCAAGATTTTGTAGAAATCGGTAAAAGCCTGGTTTGCAACATCAACATTGAGTCCTGCAGCTTCAAAGGCTGTGTTAAGTTTCCCCTGTGCAACCCGGTATTCCTCGGTGGCTGAATCCAGACTCAACACCCATTGAACCAGGTCGCCGATCTTCCCGATCAGAAACTCGACAGAGTCAGCGGCAAGCTTACCGGCCACCACTCCGCCCGCAATGCTGCTTGACAGAGAATCAATGCTCCCTGAGCTGTTTCCCGCAGATTCCCCCAGAGAATCAATTTTTTCGGAATAATCGCTAACTGAATCGCTAGCTTCATCCAGACTGTCGGCTAGGTCCTCATAGGCTGTTGCGTCTCTGTCCGCAATGTCGGCGGCCTTGGAGCGTTCCAGTTCTTCGTTTAGCTCTCGGGCGCTCCGCTGGGCGTCGTCCAAGGCGTTGTTAACTCCATCCAACGCACTTTCCGCAGCTCTGGAATCCTGGGCCATATTATCCAGGCTTTGGGAAACAGAATCCGCGCTGACTCCATTCCGCTCCAGCTCTCTGGTAACATCAGCCAAAGCGTCGGCGGATTGTTTGGCCTCCTCTTTCGCCTTTTCCAGGGCTTGGGCAAGAACCTGGTACATTGCGGCGTCCTTTTTCTCCATCCCGGCTTCTTTAGCCTGTTCCATCGCCTTGCTAAGGTCGGAAACTTCCTCCTCCGCAGCCGCAACCGCTTTTGTCAAAAGCTTCTGTTTCTCAATCAGAAGGTCGGTATTCTTGGGGTCCAGCTTCAGGGCCTCATTGACCTGCTTTAGGGCCTCAGCGGTTTTCTTTGATTCTTCTTGTAATACTTTGTTGCCCTTTTTGATATCGTCCTTAGAAAAGTCGATACCAATCTTCACAACGCCATCATTTGCCATCGTTATACCTCCGCCGGGTTACTGGTTCAACTTTGCCAGTTCCACAGCCTTTTGCATATCGGGATTGTTCAAGACCCCCTGCATCATTTCAAGGGACGGGGCGGCATAGACGGCCACAATATCCATACATGCTTTCAGTATCATGTTGACATCCGCCGTCTCCAGGTCCGGGAAAGCACCAGGGGCCATCTCCTCCACAAACCTGTATTGGCCCTCCATTACCTCCCGGCGGGTGATCTCACCAGTTTTGCACCGTTTGCCCAGGGCGGCCAGCCTCGACATTTTTTCATCTACTGCAATTGTACGAACAGGCAGTGTGTACTCCTTGCCGTTGATCTTCACTTTGTAATCCATCTTGTAAAATCCTTTCTTATTTTTTTCTTAAATAGTTCTCAATGTCTCTGCACAGGTCGCCCTTGTGCGCCGCCATCGCCGCCACTTCCCAATGAGAGGTGGCCAGGGGATGGTGGTCTGTGCTGTGGTGCAGCTCTTTCCCAGTTGGATGTTTTGTGGGGGGAGAAATAAACCCTTCCAATACCCCATCCTTGTATATTGGGATATTGGGGCCATAGACTTCTCCCATCCACTGATAATGTGCGTAGGGGGACCTGTAACAGACGCACTCAGGGCTAATATCCACGTTCTGGTCCAGCATACCGCTGTCCATTGGGACATAGGAAGAACAGTAGGCATGTAACCGGGTATGTGCATAAGTCATCGTTCCGTCGCCAAATATCCTCTGAAATATTTTTTCTTCATTATTGAGTTTTACCTCTTTGATAACAAGCTTCATAGGTCCTCCAATGAATCTTAGCAAATCAGGTAAAAGGCCGTGGTCACTTCCCGGTCTCGCCGTAAAAGACACAATGCCACATTATCGCCTCCGTCATTCCATCAACTCCTATAATCCGCTATGAATCGCTCCAGAGCTTCCATATCCAGGTTAAGGCTGTCTGTCCCATCCAGAGGGTCAGCCCGGTTAAACTCAGCCAGAAGCGCCGCTTTCTCCAGTGTATCCAGGCGCGCCAGCTTTTCCCCCAGATTGTACAAGCTCCGGGACAGTTCGTCCACGGGGGCCTCCTCCTCCATCCGCTTCCGCTCTATGGCTTCAGCCAGCGCCGCAAGCCGGGAATCAATACTTGCCATCGTGTCCTCCTTCTATCGCCGTCTCCAGCTCTTGCAACCGTGCCAGAATATCGGCCTGCTCGGTCAGTTTCATTCCGAACTCCAACAGACTCCGGGCCGCTGACACTCTGATTTGTCCGTTTTGCTCTGTGTCCGTCATGACCTCTTTCAGCGTGGACAGTGCTGGGCTCAAACTCTGCTTTGCCTGTGCCGCCGCTTCTGAAATCAGCCCTGAAAGAGCTTTCTGGTATTCCCGCTGAAATTCTTCATCATTCAAGTATCGTTTCAGGGTGGTCAGCCCTATGCCCGCTGTCTGTGCCGCCGCTGCCTGTGTGGGACACATCAGAAGGGCCTGTAATGCTTTGGTCTGTTTGACGTTCAATCCATATCCCCCCTCTCTTTTGGGCCAGAAAAGTCCGATTTTGCCGCTTTATAAAAAGGAATCCAATCCATCAGTCGCATAGTACAGAGCCATTCCCCACGGTTTCGGCGATGGAATAATACCGGTACCCCATCCTGGAATTTCTCACTGTCCCGGACAGCCTGGGCCATAGCCCCCGGGACACTCAACCGCTCCACTCTCTTTATTTCCGGGTGTATACCTGGGATGACCGCATCCGGGGTACTGCCAAAGCTGACAGCTTGCCCCGGTTTGGCGTCTATCCCGTGGGCCTGGAATATTTTGCATATTTCCAGCTCTCCGCCCCGGCCTTTGCGTTGGCTCCTAGCCCCCAATGTTTCATCACTCCGATCGTAAAATAAAATGAGCCCCCAACCGTTCCAGCGAACTGCAACGGTCAAGGGCTCAATGGCACATCCATATTAGATTTTGTGTATTATAGCACACTTTTCTTAATATCGCAAGTATTATTATCGCTGCTCAATGTAGTCCAGTCCCCTGGCCCTAGAAGCATTTCCCCCTCCCAGCCACAGCCGCTTTTGCCCCAGCGGCGGCACTGTACCAGCACACCCCGGCACACGGCCCCGGTCTGGAGGGGGTTCAGCCTTTTCCCGCAGCGGGGACAGCAGTACCACCACCGCCCACCTACCTCTCTAACCATAGCCGCTTACTGGAGCAAAACCCGGACAAATCATTGTTGCCGCCACCTCCATCCATACCTTTGCCGCTGTCAGAAATTGGTGGTGGCCCGGGAACTGGGCAATCAATTCGTCCACAACCTGGATGTCCTCCGGTCCCGCCTCATTGATGATCGGAAGCCATTCCGCCGTGATCTCCCTCTCCACCTCAGACAAAGGACGGTTGATTAGCTGCTCCTGGTAGGCCATGAACTCCTCCATGGTGGCGGGAAATGTAAATGGTATCATACTATGACCTCCTCAAGCGCCCTCCGGCGGCACCGAATACCCCACCGAATAAGCGTAGAAATCATTTCGTGGTACAAATCCGGCTCCAGCGCATTGCGGAGTTCCTGCTTCCAGAAACGTACACGGTCGCCCCACTCTCCAGCCTTTGGGGCAAATGTAAGCTCATGCTTGGTCTTCTCTTGCAAGTTGTCGAAAATGTCCCGGAGCGGCTGCCACTTTGGACCATAGAAC